GCAAGTGTCTGTTCTTTGGTAGCACCAACAAACCAACGGAACTCAGAGTTATTACGAGGACCACCCACGTTGTAAGGCATAACGTCAACACGTTCCAACACACGGGTTCTCTTTACGCCAGTGACGTACAGGTGATCCACATATGTGTTAGGAACTTTGAATACGATCTGGTCTTCGTTTAGCTGATCCTTACGTAGGCTCTTGTTCGACTTGATGTCATAGATCAATTCGTCTTCAGGGATGCGAACCTTCTGGCCATCAACACGATAGACAATATCACCAAACTCATCTGTCAGGTCTGCGTAGATACCACCCTCGGAAACCACACGCTTCAAACGCTGCGAAGACTTGATGTGCCAAGATGCATCGTTGATGTCCTGCAGTGCTTCATATGCGTCAGTAGCAGCCTTGGATGGCTTCTGGCCATACATGGTCTTATACATAGCTTCGAAGGACTGACGGTCAGGAGCCTTACGCATGTGTGACAACTCACCATCACGGAGTTGCGTCATGAAGTCCGACAGGTTCTCAAGCTCACGGCCCTTAACCTTAGCAATCTTTTTCTGGTAGGGCTTAACGATGTCACCGACAAGAGCACCACCAGCTTCTGCCTGAAGGAACTTAGCACCAAGCTTGTCACCAAGGCGAACAGTAGCAGCACCAAAGACCTTGTTCATTGCGTCTGACAAAATGTTCGGCTTCTGGATAATCTCTGCAGCTTCCGGTAGGCCAAGAACATTTACTCGTTCTTCTGTCTCTAAGAACCAGCCACGGCCTTCCTCACGCTTCACTACACGCAGGCTAGGGTCAGTAGCTGCAATAGCTTCTGCATCCATCTTGCGACGGAACGGAGCACCAGAGCCATCCTTACCCATGCGAATGACAACCTTGAAGTCGTCAGATCCTTCGTCAGCAATACGGAAGGTATTGACAACAACGTCATTGGTACGTTCTGCAATATTCTTTGCGATGTCTGCAGCAGCTACACGTAGTGTCTCGTAAGGAACATACTCACCGAAAGAACCACGACGGTTAAACTCTTCCAGCTTTTCTACGATGGTGTTCTTACGGGTAACGTCACGGACAGTAACACCAGAAGGACGGGACACAGGGCCAGGCACAGGGTCCATATCTGCAGGCAATGTACGGCCAGCATTAACCTCGTCAACCTGAACACCAATATCATCGACAAGCTTACCTGCTACCTCGGCTGCTTGTACCTCGTCACCTAGAACAGCCACAGCGTCCACAGGGCGGCGTACCTTGGCCAGTGCCTTGATCTTAGCAGGGGTACTAGCCGCAGCCTTAGCAGTGGCTCTAACAGCACCTGTGGCCCCCAGAGTAGCTATGTCGGCTGCACCAAAAACAAAGTTGACACCAGCTAGAGGATCGTCCCCTAGGTAGGTTGCATCGTTTGCTGCTTTGTAAAGGTTCCAGATGGAGTCCTCAGTAAAGATACCTTCTGCCTTACGTTCTTCGATGTAGTCCTTAGCCCACTCTTCAAACTCAGAGGGCTTCATGCTGTTGAATGCTTGACGGATTTCTTCACCCTCACGGTTAGACCGGAAGGTTACATTCTCTACGGCACCAATTGTAAGTTCACGAAGAACATTAACATCCAAGAAGCTGGTAAGCTTAGACCAACCAGTCTGGTCGTTAGATTCAAACTCTTTCTGCACCAGACGATTCCAGATGTCCATGTTGGTCAGGGTTCTGGCAGCATATGAAGTTACTTGGTTGTCATTAAGCATGAGGTTCTGCATAAGCAGATACTCACTGATGCTCATGTCTTCGTTTTTAGCACGACGTTCAGCAATAGCCTCGGCCACTTCGGCAGGTGTAAGATTATCAGAATAACCTTGTTCGATTACAGCAGTCTCACTATAGTCAGTGCTGTTAATCTTTGCTTCGGTGTTTGCTCGGCTGTCACCAATGCTACGTTCAGCATGAATGGTGTCGAAAGGCTCGTCATTTGCAATGGCAAGTTCCTGAGAGTGGGTTAGTTCTACTTGACTTGCAGGATTAAAAGGGGGCTGCTCTGGCTGTGCTTCCGCTTCTTCAGCCAAAGTGATTGCATTAGAGATTCGTTCTTCAAGAGTAAGCGGAGAAGCCACAATCAAATCCTTTTATTAAGCTTTTTTAATTGGACCAAACCCACCGCCTGCCCCAAATTGAGCAGCCTGGAAGCCAAGACTTCCGATAGCAGAACCCATCTGAGAACGAGCACTATAGTCTGCAGCTTGTGCAGTAAGCTGAGTATACTCTTGGCTAAGACCACTCATCATACTACCGAAGCCAAGGTTTGCACCAAGCTGAGATGACAAACCTGTCTGACCACCAAAGAATCCAGAAGACGTAGCAGCACCAGCAGCCTCTGCTTGAGAACGTAGTTGTGCTCGACGGACAATGTTAGCACGAATAGCAGAACGACGTTCACGAGCAGCTTGTTGTTGCTGCATCTGTACTTGCCTGTCGGCTGCAGCACGTTGTGCACTTGCTGCCTTTTTGCTTTGGTTGACAGAGTAAACTGTGGCGGCTGTGCCTACTGCAGCAGAAGCTACGATTGCTGTTATAGCCATACTTATTCTCCGATATACTTTGTGTAAACTCTTTCGACAAGATCAAAACCAAGTCTTTCTAAGACTGCATCGAAAGGTTTATGGACTTTGGTGTTGACAGACAAAACAGATACACCAAAATTTTCTAGGTCTTTCTCTACGAACTTAATAAGCTTAAACCCTACAAGACCTTTTCTGTAGTCTGGATCAATGTAGATAATGTCATTGACACCAAACAAATGATCTTTGTAATGTGGGTGACTTTTTACAACAACAACAAAATATCCGACAAGTTTCTGGTGGTGTCTTACTGTATAGATACCTAAGTATCCAGCATTGTATAAAGCTTCGTAAAAACCCCAGTCAGGATTAAGCTTTATCTTGTCTTTGTTGACAGCAATCTCAAGCCAATGCTTGTAGAATAGTTCGTCAACTTCTTGTCTTACTGTGTGTAAATCTTCACGTTGATAAGTAAAGGCGTTTGTCATTAGTATCTAGGGTTCCTACCTTGGATGATACCCCAACCCAAAAGCAAGAAGTCTTTACCTTGCTCACTCTCGTAACGAATACGCATGGAACGACCATGACCACGAATCTTCAAACGAGTTGTGACAACAGTATCAGGGTAATCAAACTCGGTAAGATCGTTAGGATTAACAACAACAGTCTGCTTCAAACGGTATGCTTGTTGTCCTGTCGAGAAGGTGGACTTGAAGTCCCATGCGGTAGACACGAAAAGGGAAGAGGGCCTCACAGTTTCATATCCAGAGACCTCATTACCAGTAAAGCCTTCTTCTGTCAAGCGGGCATAGGTGACAAGGTAAGGGGTGTTCTTCTTTGTGACAAGATCACCTACGAAGTCATACCCAGTTTCTGCATACGAAACATAGTTTGCGTCACCCCAGTCTAGGAAGCTGGTGCTTGTGAAGCCACCCATAACCAACTTACTTGCAGAAGTATCACGGACAAGAAGAACGATTGCAGCATCACCAGTGTTGAATGTTGAAATCTGTTCGGACACAACATCATCACCAGTTGACAAAACAACATCGTCACCAGCAGAAGTGGTTACGTCAAGCTCAAGAGCCTTAGCACCGTAGCCAGAGTAGAAAGCAACACCAACAACATAGTCTGAGTTACTTACCGAGTCTTCGATACGCCAAGGATAGAAAGCCTGCAGCGGGATGTCAAGGATCAGGAAGTTATTTAGCTTAGAGGTTTTTGTCTCACCGTTGTTAGGGTAAGCCCAGTATATACGTTTGTTAATACTGTCGTATATACCTTTAACCTTTAGCTTCTCGTCTTGGCCAATGTCATCCCAGAAGCTTTGGATGGTAGGGATGGTGAGGTTCTGTTCCTGACCGGAGCCAGACACAGGATCAGACGTAAGGGTATGAATACCAAAACGTGACCACCAGAAGGGTGCACTTTCAGCAGAGACAAAGCTACCAGCCGAAAGGATACCTACACGAGACACACGGCTTACTGCATAGGCGGTAGCCTTGAAGACACCATCAACACCATTGATCTGCCAAACACCATTCTCTGCGAAGACAAAGATAGACGACTGCAGAGCATAAAGCTTCTTAATGTTGATTGCGTCAGGGATGTTAATAACACCACCGTCAGTATCTAAGAGATCACTGTAGTATTCACTGGTGGGGTCATTAACTTGGTGACAAGCACCGAAGTCACTATCGTTTTCGATTAGCTTAGAGAATAGAATCTTACCGCCTTCGTCAGAAGAACCAAGGCCAGCGTAAAAGATACGACCAGAAAAAGATTCTACACAAGAAAAACGAGTTGTGATGGTTTTGTTTAAACCAGTGCCAATGCTAAAACCGTAGGCACCACCATCGTTAGTAACAGCAGCACTACGGTTCTGATTGAAGAAGTCTAAGATGTAACGACCATTACCAGAAAGACTTGTACCACCGCCTACTTTTTCTAGTTCACCAACGTCTTGGTCATTGTTGGTGTCTTTACCAGCAAACCAAGGGATGGTCAGCGGTGGGTAAAGATTAGACTTTTGCGATCTGTAGTATGACAAAGCGTTATAGCCAGCTCTGCCGTTGCTGTCCTCAGCCCAACCAGAGTTTAAGCTATCGTAGATACGTGCGTCAGAAACAGAAGTAGAAGCAGATCTAGTGAAGTAGTCAGATGTGTCGGAGCCTTGGAACTCAAAGTCACGAACTTTAAAGTCAATCTGAGTGACAGAGAAAGTAGCTGCAACTTCGTCATACTCAATAAAGATAGTGTTGATGTCAGGCGAAGAAACAACAAGCTTACCCTTCAAGGAAGCAAACTGACAGTCACTGTTCTCAGATCCAGCAGAACCTGCATGTTCGTAAGATGTAAGGCTGACAGAGTTTGTCTCTTCTTGTGCCGAATAAGGCAGGTCAGCTTTATTGTAGAAGTAAAGAACATTCTGTCGCTGGACAACAAGGAACTCAAGCTCAGGGTTACCGCCTACGTTTTCCCAGTCGCCTATGTTAATGCGATCAGTATCAGTGACAGAGAAGCTAGAGGCTACTGCATTGTCTTCGATAGCAGCACCAAGGCGACGACGACGAGTACCATCACGACGAAGGTCACAGTTAAGTTCGTCTACGGATGCACCATCAGGAAACGTAAGTTCCGCAGCCTCAGTGATGAGACCACGTACAAAGTTATTAACTGCTTTCTGTGTTAGACTTTGCGGCATCTCTTACCTTCTTACGTTTTTCGAAGTCATCACCGAAGGACTTGCGTCTTGCTGAGATGGACTGCTTTTTGTTTCTCAGGTATTTCTCTACTGCCTTCTGAGCCTCGGTCATGCTAGAGTAGCGACCACTCAATTCGGCAGGAACATTACCTTTTTCAAAACGAATGACAAAGAAACGGTAACCACCTAGTTCTTTTTCGATGTGAACCTTGGTGGTGAGTTTGTCAGTCTTACATTCACACCTCTGGTTTTCGGTGTCATGGAAGAACTCAACCATTATTTTCTCCCATACTGGGGACGCTTGTTAGGACGAACAGACTTGTACATATCGTTCTGAACGTATGACTTTAGGCGACGAGCAGCCTGTTCTACTTTAGGATCAGAACCACCCTTAAACAAAGAGAAGCATGTAGACTTAGCTTCGGCAAGAAGCAGAGGAAGCATGGTGTTGTCTAGGTCAGGCTCGAAGCTGTCAGTCTGGCTAAAGGTAGGATACACAGAACCAAAGGCACGGCTCTTGCTGGCCTGTAGGGTTGACTCTACGCTTGAGTCATAGGAATTCATAATGATATACTCGTCATCAAACGATGTGTAGTAGCTAGGGGCTACATCAGTGCTGACAAAAATATCTACGTTACCATCGTAAGTTTCCACCAACAAACCATTCTCATTCATGTTGTTGAGAAATACTAAAGGATCTACCCAAGCAATCTCACGGAAGTTCTTTTCGCTAGTAGTGCCTACATTATAGTCAACACGGTTAATAGCTTTGGTGTTGGTGGGGTAACGAAAGTGCGTAGGCTTATTAGAGTCACTCATAGCTACAAGTGACAGAAGCTTGTTGTGCTCAGGGATATCACGAGCAGCAATAATGTTGTAGTAAGTATCCTCTACGACAGAAGCAATCTGTTGTGCTTCTACGGTATCAGAGATGCTGTTGACATCCTCTGAGTCCATATCCGAAAGGATAGACTGAACGATCTGTAGCAGGGTTGTCTTCATTATACAGGCACCCCATGGACAATCAGTGATGCTGCAGCAATATCCAAAGTAAAGGATGCATCAGCTTTGACAAAGATTTCGATGTAGTCGTTGGTGCTAACGCTTGTCATGTCAGCTAGAGTAGCAGACTTCCACTCACCAGAATTAGCCGTAACGATAACATGACCACCATTCATAACAGAACCATTCTTATAGAATACAAACTCAATGTCACGAGAAGAACCTGATGCGTTTTTAAAGTTACAGACAAAGGTGCAGTTTATGTTGCTGTCTGCAGTGCCAGTGTAAATAAGACGAGCATTTGGTGTTGCTGATCCAGTAAACCCATCAGCAAGAGTTGTGCTAAATGTTGGGTTTAATGGGGTGAATGATGTTGTTACTGAATGCTGATATGCAGGAGTTACACTATCAAAAGTAATATACCCATTGATATGCGAATGTGCTTTAGTCCAGTCACCACTACCAGCACCATCAGCAACATAGACAGAGCCAGAGGCTGCAGCAGCAACACCCTTAGGTTCATGTAGGTAAGGATCAGTGAGTGTTGAGTGGTTTACGTTAGCCATCCGTAGCTCCTATAGGGTAGATATACTATAGCCCCTGCCAAGGTTAAAGATATTATACACCAATAATCAATAGTCGTCAAGAGAAAAGTAGGAGGGGGCCGAAGCCCCCATCCCTTTGTCATTACACGTCAGGGTTCGTTGCGATACGCACGATGCCTTCAGGACGGTACAGTTTGACACCATAACGAGCAGTAGTTACATACTCGTGACGCTGGTAGTCTTTGTTGTACTCGTAGTCCACCTCAGGCATTTGACGCCATGCACCAACAAACGGGTTGGCTACAGCATTTGCCGAGAAGAACATGTTGACCTTACCGTTGTTCGACGAGAAGTCGTTGGTGGTGGTGCCATCACGTTCAGCCAGAGCCGAGTCAGTGTTGTCGGGCAGGTAGTTCGAGGTGTATACATCGAAGCCATACACGTTGGCCACAAAGCGCATACCAGTTGCAATACCAGCCGAAACGATGCCTTCAAACTTGGGGTTGTTCGACACGTTGACCAGGTTCGACAGGGTGTTCAAGGTGAACTCTACCGAGGGGTCAACGATAGCAACCATTGCCTGATCCGGCACGTTGGCCTTCTTCAGAGCATAACGTGCATAGGCAAAGTCTTCCAGTTCGATGCGGCCCGAGTTACCGCCAGCAATACGGTGTGCGATACCGTTGATGGCTTCAGCCGAGTTAGCCGACACACCTGCTTCAGGTGCAGCAAAGGTGGTCGTTTCGAAGTGCTCCATGATGGCACGTTCCTGTTCGGGAACAAAACGGCTCATCAGCTCGTTTGCGTAGAACAGATCCTGCTCAGCCTTCTTGGTGATGTAGGTCGAGCTTGCCAGGTATTCACTGATGGTGAAGGTGAAGTCTGCAGTTGCCAGCGGATCGTAGACAACAGCATTGTCTTCAGTGTAGTCACGCACAGTGGTTGCACCAATCTGCGGGATGTGGAAGGTGTCACCATCAGGGAAACCCTCAAGCATACGGACGTACCGCTGTGCCTGCATCTCATCACGCAGAAGTTCTTTCAGTTCCTGGCCCCATACATCAGAACGAGTCAGGTAGTTAATTGCGCTAGTGTTACCAGCCATTGTAGTTACTCCAGATTGTTACAGACCGAATTTATCACCCAAGCGCATTTTGTCTTCCATTAATTGCTGCTGGATTTTCGGAGTGTAATAGAGGTTTTTGTTTTCCCGACGAAGTTTCTGGTAGTAGGACCAGTCCCGTTCTGCCGAGGCTTGCATATTGACACCCTCAGTGCGAACCGAACCTTGGATCATAGGATTCATAGGCTGCTTCGGTTTCTCACCAATCAAAGCAAAGAAGGCATTCGGACTTTCTGCGGCAATGTCCTGCATACGTTCAATGGACATACCAAGTTCTTGTGCTTTCTTCTGGACAACGGCTAAGGCTTCTGTGCCGAAGATATCATCCAGTGCTTTGTCAACTTGAGCTAGGTTCTGTTTGACAGAAGCTTCTTTCTCACGTTGAGTAAGTGTCTTTTCAACAAGGCTCTTCAGGTCTTCCTCGCTGAGGCTTCCAGTGGTGTTCTGTCCCTCTGCGCTACCGTTATCATTGGGCACTCCATTCTTCGCTGCGGTAGAGTCAGCGGCCTTATTCTGGAGTTGTTCGAGAACCTGGGCCTGATACTCTTGTTTCTTCAAGTCTTCTCGCATTTGAGCTAATTGTTCTTCGAGAGTCTTGATATAGCCATCGGCTTCTAGCTTACCTTTGGCGAGTACTTCAGGGTCTTTCCAGTTCTCTCCCTTTGCCTCTACGAGTTTCTGCAAATAAGATTCCGATGGTGTGGTTTCTTGTTGCGTCTGCTCTGCGTTCTGCTCGGTCTGTGCGGTTGCAGTCCCGTCAGTAAATACCATAATCTATTCCTTGTCTAAGTTGATAAGATCAAGCACCGTGGTTAGTGCTCGGTTATACCCAATCCTGTCAGCCTGCTTGTAGGCCCACGAGGGGCTGTCGTAGTCGGCTGTAGGCAGGGCCTCCTTGAGCATAGGCTCTAGGATATCCTTGAGTCGGTCGAAGCCTTCCTTGTTGCTGTATAGAAGCTTACGGACCTGCTCTTTGTCTTCTTTAGTCTTACATTCTTTAAACCAAGATGCTTTCATTACAGACCTTGTTCGATTGCTACTTGTTGTTCTTCTTCGTACTGGACCTGTGCTTCTGTTGCTACACGTTGGGTCTGCAGTTGTTCAACAACAGTAATGTTCTCACCAAACAGTGCAGGTTCACCTAGCTCGTCAGCAAGGATACGAGCAAACTCTTTGCCAGACATATGTGCTGCGATGGTGGGGTCTGACAACTTGATCTGGTAAAGCTGTGTCAGGTTCTGAATGCGTTGTGCACGTTCTGCAAAGTGACGAGCACCCATGGGAACAATCTTACCGTTGGCCTTGATGTCTTCCTTGGTGATCTGTTCAAAGAAGAACAAGCCAGAGTCTTCGTTCAGGACACGTACAGTATCTGCATAGTCCATGTTACGACGAGCAGCCTCAAGCATTGCATTCAGGATAGGCTCAAGGAACACACGTTCAAAGTGGGCTGTCTTGTGTTGGAAGATACGTCCTGCTGCAGTCATAAGCTGCTGGACTTCGAAGGCTGTCTTCTCGCCTGCACTACGGATACCCATAGCCTCACGAGGTGCACCAGCCATCATCTCCATCTTTCCTTCTAGGTTCTGGATCTGGAAGTCTGCGTTAAGGGCTGTGGAGTCTGGCATCAGGTAACCTACGTCACCCTCTTCACCCATGTAAATACGAGAGCCAGGCTCAAAGTCAAAGTCCTCTACGTCACCACGAATCTTCATGATGGGATATGCGATCTGATCGAACACATCAGCCTTGAGGTTCTCAAGGTGGTCGATGCGATACTGCATACCTACGAGGTTATCCAAAGGCCCCATGGCATACAGGTTGTCAGGACGTTCCCGCCAGCCAGCGTGGAAGACAGCAGACTTACCCAACCAGCTAGGGTTCTGTTCATTTGACAAAACGTAAGCACGATCAACAACAGTGATGATACGGTTCTTATGGAAAGTCTTGGTGTCTTTGTCGTAGATGTCACCGTAGAAGGTAAGGATCTCTACGTAGTTCGAGTCGTAGTATTCTTTGATGTTAGAGAAACCATCAGCAATAAAGCCTTGCGATTTGGTTACGTCTACATCTTGAATGACAGTCGATGTACGGTTGACCATCATCCGGTCAAGAACATCAGCCATATAGGCGTTGTCTACTGACTCTTCGATCTTACGGGCAATCTCACCTAGAGTGACAATAGACCTAATGATCTTCGGGCTTTCACTAAAGTTAGGGGCTAGAGGATTGAAGCAGATATCGAATGGACTGATACGAACCAGCTTAGGACCAATGTAGTTGACAACAATCTCGCCATCCATTTCGATGTAGTCACGAGTAAAGTCAACCGTAGCAAAGCAGTTGCCATACTGGATGTAGTCATTCAGGATACGGCTTACAGTGTTCTCAAAGTCCGACTGACGAATCTTGTTCTGCATGTACGATTGAATAACGTCACGCTTGTTCTTTGTGTCGGACTCTTGATCGTTAGCTTCAAACCGGAACCACCGCTTCTGAGGGAACAAAGCAGCAAAGTAGTTTGCATGAAGGTTATCTGCAATCTGTGTCAGCTTTGGTGTGGTGGTGCTGTTGGTCCAAGGCAGCTTACTGTTCGAAGTGGTCCGAGTGTCAGTAGCATAAATGTAGTTACGAAGTTCTTTCCACTCTTCGATCTTCTGACGACGAGCATTGTTCCAGTCAGTCCACTGCTGCGAAATCTCAACAGCCATGCTGTGAGGATCAAGAAGCATGTCAAGATCAATATTTGTTCCAGCCATTAGAAGCTAACTCCACCGAATCTTTGATTGAACTGGACAACATTGCTTTTCTGTCTACGAACAGAACGTGCAGGTTTCACAGCCATGTCTACTACAGAAGCTAGAGCATCGATAACGTCATCATGCGGAGGGTTACGAGATGACAACTCTTCTTCTAGGATTTGAGTATTACCGCCACGGTAGTGCCAGATACCCATGTTATCGTAACGAGGCTCTAGAACAGCAGCTATACGTTCTTGCTTGTTACCTTGGTTTTTGTTGGGTCTGTACTCTTCAATACTGATTGACAAACCATGCTGCTTGATTAGTTCTTTGAGCTGCTTAACAATAGCCATCTGGGCTACGGTTGTTTCTGCTCTCATCTTACGGAATGACCACTTGTTTGACAAATGTAGGATGTGCTCAAAGTAGTCAGAAATTCTGTCTGTTCTAAAACGATCAATATCAAGAACATAAACATTGTTGTCAGCATCAATACCAATGACAACAATCGCAGTGTAGTCTGCCTTCTTGCTAAGACTAAAAGCAAAGTCAACAGCAGCAAAGACATTCAGACGATTGTCTCTGAAGAACCAGTAGCCATTCTCCTGGCGCAGGTGCTTCTGTTCGTAGTATTGGAACTTATCAGAACCAACAGGAACATTGTCTGGATCAGATGGGTCATTGTAATACTGCGCCCGGAACTGACCTTTGTCTAAGTACTGACCACGTTTCTTGGCCAGAACCTGCATGTTAAACCCAAACCACTTACCGTCTTTACGTTGGGATCGGGGCCAGAGGAACTCACCCGTCCCATCACCACGAGCTTCTACAGGTTTCTCGAAGACTTCATAAATGTTTTCTTCGCCAATCTTCTCACCTTCCTCGGTGAAAATATCCTCTGTCATCTGCAAAAGATCGTTGTAAAGGTCAGCAGGATGATAACGTGTTCCTACGACCCACTCCCTTGCATCGGCACCTTCGATAGATGACAGAAGGGAATACTGACTTTTTACTTTGTTGCGACCTTCACCCGTATAGGCGTTTTCGTATACAACAACATCATCAAGTACTGCAATGTCACAGTGCATCCCAGTAAGGGAAGTAGTAAGACCACCAGTGAAGACAGAAGGGTCACGTACATTCTCCTTTCTTCGAGCTGGATGATCAAGGGCAATCTCTGAGTTAGTCCACTTAGACCGTTTACCTTCGTCAGCATTAACATGCTCAGGCCAGTAACGGCGGTAAGTCTCAGATGTAAGAATGCCCTTGATAAAGCCTAGCTGTTTTTCCGCAAGGTTTGCGGTGGCTGAGATATATAATATCCGCAAGGTTGGGTTCTTTGTTAGTTCCCACGCAACCCTGTAAGCAATCAGACGAGACTTACCATGGTCACGTGGGAACAAAAGTAATTGGTGGCTTTTAGAATCTGGCCGTGTCCACCAGTTACAAACATCTTCGTGACATTGCCCTAAGACTTGTTCTGGTGCGACTAGCTTAATGAATGTGACAAGATCACTTTCGGCAGCTAATTTGATTTGTTCTAATGTAGCCATTTTACCACTTGATTATTTTCTTGTCAAGCAAGAAATACAGTTTTACTGTTATAGTCTCGATTGTCACCAATACGAATTGCTACAGTACCAGAAGTCCACTCCCCTACTTTAGCTTCTGCACGGTAGTACACTTCTTCGGGATCATACCCGAATGTTTCAATGTCCGACGTAAAGGTGTCTACATCAAACCAATTAGTTTTGTCCCAGCTACGTTGAATGGTAACTGTTCCTACGAAGGGGGAGCCTACAGAACGGATGGACAGGTTAAAGTGACCAACAACTTGAAGAGGCAGGGTAGCCTCACCACCTGCAAGAAGGAAGCCGTTTACTTCAGTCATCAGAATTCTCCTGCTGCTTTAGCTGCATTCCATGCGTCAATGGCTGCACTATTAAATACAGCTTGAGCAATGTCGATTACATCTTTGTGCTCTTTGGCTATGTCGCCATTAAGGGTGCACTCAGGCGTCAGCACATGGCGGTTGAAGGTACGGCTGATCTCTACGCCATCCTCTGCAATGATGGTTGCTGTCCGCACTTGGACCACAGGATAACCTGCTGCCAGTTGCAAGACTTCGATCTTGTCGTTGGTCGTTGTTTTAGTCAGTGCCATGATTTAATCCTTACGCTGCTACATATGTCATTGAAAATGCAATACGGTTTGAGTTGGCTCCAGTTGCAACGTCTGCTGGAACTACAATAGCCATATCACCTGTAATAGAGGCTCTTTTATAAAGCAGCAGAACAGTAGAACTAGGGTTTCCCTGTCCAGCACAAGGCACATCAGCACCCCAAGTTGTTGCGTCAGATATGCTTGCGGGGCAGCTTCCATCTCGAGTTGCTCCAGTTTGAGCAGCAGAGGTGAATGGTAATCCTCCAATACAAACAGCACCACTTGCGGAGCCAATAGTGACAGCATCAGTTCTTACTGTGCCATAAACAGTAACTAGATTACCTACCTTAACGTATTTACCACCAGTAAATCCGTCATAAGTAACACTAGAAAAATCAGTTCCACTTGTTGTTAGAGTTGGGGTAAAGATACCCTCTTCATAGTCATCGAACAGTTCACTTGTGCCAGTGCCAGAGGTGGCAGAGAAGTCGATGCCTTTGCCTGATGTGCCAATGACAAGGTTGCCAGTGCTAACCGTCAAATCACCAGTGCTGTGTGCAAGCTGAACCTGTGTAGTTGTTGACCCATCATCAGCTACATCTTGGATGCGAAAGATACCCGACTGATTTCTAAGACGAGTATTGTTGTCAGCAACATCAGTATCATCCAGATAAATAGCTGGATTATTATTAACCATGCTGATGGTTTTAACATCTAACTGATTGGTAACTTCTGCATTTGTTGCTGTTACTTCATTGAATGTCGGGTTGCGACCAAAGATGCCGCCTTGCTGCTTGATGGTCATTAGTTACCCTCCAGTGTTTCGATCCGTGCTTTCAGTTCTTGAATTGCCTTGAGCATCATAAATGTCAGCACACTAAACTTTACAGATTTGGTTGTTGTTCCAAGGTCATTCCCATCCTCATCAACGTCTTTGACTTCACTGATAAGATTAGGAAATATCTGCTCAACTTCTTGTGCAATCAAACCAAGATGCGTTGCTTCATCTGCTTGATCTGCAATAAATGAATACTTGCGAACCCTTAGTTGATCTAAATCATCAAGGTAGTCACGAGCATCACTTATGTTTTCTTTTAGCTTTTGATCTGAGATTGTGCCGTATGTGCCGTTTGCGTTTGTAACGTCACCGTTGCCATCAATTAACAAAGCATCAGATGTGCCATTCTGCCTTGCTCGAAGGAAGTTAAAAACCCCACCAGCAGAGCCATTTGTATTATTACGCCACCAGTTTTGGCTTGATGAGTATGAACTATCTGTAGCCCACTGATAGCTTAGTGTTGCATCTTGACTGTGGCTGTGCATGTGAGATGAGCCAGCTAGTGCCTCACGATAACCCTGAATGATATAGCCGTCTAAGCCGTTATCACCCACCATGATTGCAGGAGCATTGTCGTAAGTGCTTGCCGAACTAGTTGTGGTTGCAACACCAGGAATATCCCCAACAACAAGAGTATGATTTGCAACAACAATGCTGTCTAAGTCGCCACTATCCGCAACAGACATAATCGTAGGTTCAATGGAGCCACTTGCCACTGTGTTAGCAGCAAATCGAACAAAGACTGCATGTGTTGCCCATTGATCTGTTAAGTAAATCTTTTTGTCGATGCGTTCGACTACAGACCCGCCACTGTCTTTTTGCTTTATGCGTATTTCTATTGAGCCAGCTTCACCAGCTAATGCACGACCTTCAACAGTAAAATAATAACCTCTAACACCCTCAATATCTGAACCAGAAATGTTTTGATAATAGTTATCTGTTGCGCCAGCAGTTGAGCTAAAGTCTACCTGATCTGCACTTGCTGCTACGCCACGAGGGTCAGAAAACGCATTGTTTGTTACTGATGCGCCTGATTTAGTCCAAGCAGCATCGTTTACATCATCACTGCGTGTAAACAAATTACCAGCTTGACCCGTTCTAAAACCACCAGCTTGAAGCACACGGTTTAAGTTGCGTTCATCCTTGTCTGGTGTAATTTCAGGAAAACGTCCTTCGATCTTAACACTAGATACTCGAACACTGTCTCCAAGAATAATCCCTTTAGCAATAGAGCCACCTGTAACTGCCGCAAGAACACCATCGTCTACATTAATCCCACCAGCAGTTAAGATTGCAGCAGATGAATTTTCAAATCGACAAGATGTTGCAGTAAATGTTTGGGTTGATCTAATCCAATCATTTGTTGCGCCTTGGATACTTACATCCGTCAAGTGGGTTGTTGAGCCAGCATTGATATACATAACTTCATCGCCGCCACGCCAATCACCACGCACATAGAAGTTTGCATTAGGAATATCAGTGCCAGTAACATCTTGACGAACAGCATGGGTAGTATTGCTAAATATCGCCAAGTCTTCAAATGTATTGAAGTAGCTGTAACTTGCATTGGCTTCTGGCTTAAACAGCAAACCAATATCACACTGAGTAATCTCTAGCCGTGAAAATGTGCCAGAACGAGAATTTGACAACCGAATACCATTGCCCGTTCCTGTGTTTGCAGATTTAGTCAAAGCAAAATCAGCAAAATGCAAACCTCTAGCCTGAGTAGATAGATTAGAAGGCTCAAGCAAATTGCCTGTGTGCGTTCCTGAGATAGTCGTTATTTGCTGACCAGCACCAATGATTGTGTGATTTGCACCAAAAGTTAAAGCCGCAGATGTCTTGTAAATGCCTTCAGGAATATAAACTGAATTAGACGCATCCAAAGCAGCCTGAATAGCCGCAGTGTCATCCGTCACGCCATCACCGACAGCACCGAAGTCTTTTACATTGGCTGGAGAGCCTTCGATCATTCTGTTGTGTGCTTTAGTTAAAGCCATGATGATCCCCTACGTTAATTTAGTGTGTTGCGGCAGAACACTACCAACAATGGAAACTTGGACGGTTCTTGCACCACCAGCAGTAAACTGAAGATTGTTGCCTGACATTGACAGGGTAAAAGAAGCACCAGTTCCAGAGCTGCTAGTTGCAATGCTGGTAAGATCAATGTCGATCGGGCTGTTGTAGTCAATTCTCACAACCTCAGCAGAGCTATTGTTGCTTGAAAGAGAGCCATCAGCAGCTTTTACTTTAATATAATAGCTACGATACGGCGAACCAGTAAATATTGTTTTAGTGCCAGTAGTGTAACTTTCAGACACGGAAAGAGTAGTTGTTGCATCACTCTCAACCGCATTACCATATACTGCCTGTGTAGCTACTAAGTTTCCAATTACCAAACCTTCATCAATGTTAGTTCCGGCACGACACCTGTTGTTAGTAAGGCTAAGAGGAACAGCATTGTCAGCAGCAACAGTAAATACTTCTGCGCAGTTATCGAATGTGTTGTTGTCAATGTAGTATCCATAGTGACGTTGGCTTGTGCCACCGTTGCCAATGCTACAAACAACAGTAGAAATATCTTCAACAATATTTTGTTGGAAATTTACACGGCGACGATTGTAAGGAGGCGTTCCACTAGCACCAACACTGCTACTAATAACAGTATCAAACCCAACAATGCGATTGCCCATAATCAACAAGTCTTCTGTGTCACTAACAACAAACAAACGAAGAGTTTCAGAACTCTCATTGATAAACGAGTTGTTCGTAATTACTGGTCGGCTATCGTCGTTGCCCTGCATGTAGGTGACTTTGTTATCTTCGCCAGAATACAAAGAATAACCAGAAGTAAACCGAACAATGTTGCTTTCGAAGTGGAAAGATTGAACATTAGAGCTGTTAGTGAAAAACCAAAGTTTTCCAAAGTTGCTATGTGGATCAATGAATGTGTTGTTCGACACAATAATATCACCAGAAGCACTTTCAAAGTGGAGCATACTGTCACCAGCAACGCCTTCCACTAAGTTGTTTGTAATAACAATATTCTTAGTTGCTGTTGCACCAACAAAACGACTTTCCGTTTTAAGAGTGCCACTTGCAGTTCCAATATTACGGACTGTGTTGCCACTGATAAGCCAGTTGGTGCATGGGTTTGATGCTGTTGAGTTAAGTTCAACAAAGTCAGTTGTGCAGTCTACAGATACGCAGTTAATAACTCGACCGTCATTAGAAGTATTGCCAGTTTTCTGCAAAACTTGATAACCACAACCAGTAAAATAACAGCCATCAACAGTAAGCCGATCTGCTGTATAGATATAGATTACCTGATTGCCACCCTCAAATGAACAATCCTTGA